ACTTTAACTTTCCTTCAGGACTTATTGGAACATTTGCATTTATTTCATCAGTCTTAATTAACTTCTATAAATCTGATATAGCTTTAACATCACCTTCGAAAACCTGACGTCTAGGATTGTTACCTGTAACTTTTTCAGCTATCAAAGCCAAATATGCTTTATCTAATATTGTAGCAATTTCGTAATCTGTTAGCGACGGATATGACGAAGTGACATTAGCTTTGTCATATTCTATTAGAAATTTCTTTTTTATATCTGCATACGTCATATTAGTCGTATTTTAAAAATTACTTATTCTTTATCTCATTAATAATAGATAGCTTCAGGTCCTGATTCTTCTTACTATCGAGATAAGCAATTGCATCATCGAGTGAGTCAGCGAACATATCTGTTCCGTACCAATACTGAGTATGTTCCTTACGGATAATACCCTTAGCGATAGCTTCCTCCAAGATGAACTGAGTGTCCTTCTTAGCATTGTTAACCCACTTGTTCAAGAACTCCTTAGACTTCTTATCAACAATGTCGAACATTGTAGATTCAACAAGCTCGTTTGACATATCAGTAGCACGAATACCGAACAATCTAAGACACTTACGCATATCATCAAGTGTAAGCTTATCGAATGCCTTAATAGCATCACGACGTGTCTTATTAACCTTGTTCTTCTCAGCTGCTTCAGCCTCACGATTAATAAGGAGATAATCCTTATTTGCTGTCAATGTGTCCAAAGAAGTAGCAACTCTCTTATGTCCTGTCAAGAACTTAATCTGCAAACGCTGGAGTGCAAACTGATCATCCAACAGAAGACCTCTAGCACCAACCTTAACGCAGAATGTATTCCAGAAATCACTTGTCTTAGCAAGATGTCCTTCTGGATAACCTAAAGCTTTTTCAAATTCTCTTTCTTCCTCAGGTGTCAAACCTGTGTATATCGACCCAGATCTAGTAAAATATGGAGCAATGTAATCAAAACAATGACGATACTTCAACAAACCAGCCCAGGGATTTTTCTTCTTAATCTTTAATTCAACTACCATAAATTATGAAATTTAGTATGTTGTAATGTCGAGTTCCCCAGCCATTATAGCTGGGGTTCGAACATTATATATTTTAATTTTTAAAATCAGATACCTGCATTAGTAATTTCTGTATCCTCAGCGTCACAGTACAAAATACCGCAAGACAATGGGTTACGCAACATAATACCCTCTTCACCGAGGAAGTGTACCTGATAACCATCACGGCTGTTAGAACGCATAGTGTTGATGCTGTTAGCATATCCCTGAGGAGATACTGAACCACCTGTGTACCACTGTACGAACTCACGACCCTTACGACAAACCTTAACAACGTTAGCCTGACCATCACGTGTACCGAGGTCAACGAACAAGAATGTGTAAGACATCAATGGTTTACCTGTAAGTGGGTGAAGCTGACGGAAGAGCTCCATGTTATCGAACATAGGACAACGCTTCAATGTCAACTCGATACCGTTTGTCATCTTATAAGTTGTGAACTGACCACCAAGAGCGAGATCCTGACCAGAACCTGTTACGAAGTGTGTATCAATCATATTGAAGCTAGCTACCTTCTCCTTCAAGATACGGTCAAACTCACGAATACCCATTTCACCAGTAAGTGCCATGAACTTGCGCTCGTTTGTACCAAGGATGTTGTAGCAGAGATCGAAGAGATAATCCTCGAGCAACTCAGCTGTCAATGTTGTATAGTAACGTACGTTAGCTGGAGCGATCTGCTCGAACAAACCAGCTGAAATAGCTACTGGACGACCGTTAGTACCCTTTGTTGCATATGTACCATCAGCGTTACGGTTAGACTTACCGAAGAGCAACTGACGCTCCTCACGCTTCTTCCATTCACGAAGAGCGATCCAATACTGATAATCAGACCACAGATAAGAAGTCTTACCAGACTCAGGATCTTTCAATGCGATAGCCAATACTGTTGAATAAGCGTCACCAGTAATATCATAAGTAAGACGCAATGTAGTAAGGTTATTACGCATCTTGAATGGAGTCTGATAGTTGATTATATCTGCCTCATCACTGTACTCCTCGTAAGCAGAACCGATACGGCTTACCTGACGACCTGGGAGCAAATACTCACCTGGAATGTAAGCACCAGCGAAACCTTCTGCTACATAGCACTCATAAACCCAAGCGCTACCATCCTGATAAGGAGCACCGTTTACACGTACCTGGAAGTTAATATTATCAAAAGAAAGAATTGCACCAGGACCGAAATACTTCTCCTCGAGTGCGATATAAATAGGAGCACCGTTAAGACCAGCTGTAATGCTTGAATAGTTGTTAGCATCGATTGGCTGACCGTTAGCCTTAGCCCAACGAATATTAACAGCATGATCAGAATCAATCATTACTGACCACTCATACTCTCTATTATCTATAATCATTGTCTTACCGAGTCCACCTGTGATAAGATCAATAGCTGTTGATACGCCGTCATCCTTTGTACCAAATACGAGAGACAGCAAACCAGCTACCTCATGAGGTTTTGTCAGTAATGCATTAGAAATCATATTCTCATCAACAAGATCGCTGAAACGCTTTCCACGATAAAGCTGAAGATTATTCAATAAACCGTTATTCATAAATTTTTAAATTAGTTATACTTTGCTCAATGCAGGAACTTTGACGCAATGTCCCAAGCCTGAGGTTGTTTTTCTTCTTTGATGCTAAGTGAAGAATGATTCTTAGCACTTTGTCTTAAAATACTCTTAAGTTTTTTAGTGGCGGATGTCTCTCCAGTTTTCTGTGCTTCTGTGATCAGAGCATCGCCTTTCATTGTAAAGTAAGCAGATTCGATGAGATTCTTAGTCAGATTCTTGTTAAAGTCCTTCTGATACTGGGACTGTCCAGTAGCATCAGTCTTGAATATATAATCATACAGAGCTTTGCGATCATCCTTTGGAACGCTAATACCACGAATGTTAGTCAGCTTGTCTATGCCCTTACTAACACTTGTAAAGAACTCCTGAGCCTGTTGCTCCTGTTCTTTCTGATAAGCGATTTGCTGCTGCTCCGCATCTTCAAGTTCTTTCTGATGAATTTCCTTGAGACGATCAAGAGCATCTTCAGCCTCCTCTTCAAGCATATCTGCATCTTCAAAACGTTCTATACGTCTGTTTATTTTTTCATCTGAATAGCCAGAACGCTTCAAGAGCTCACGTACTACTGCTTTCTAATTACTCTCATCCTCAATGTCAATGTTGTCGAGATCCATCATTTCCTGTTGAGCGGTATAGAAGTCCTCGAACTTACCACCGTTCTTCACATATTCATCCAACTTCTGAATTCGGTCATCAGAATACTGTGGTTTAGAATTCTCTTCAACAACCTGACGAATATAGTCAGTAAGACCATCAACTGTTACAGGTTTGTTATCATCATCAACATCGTCTGGATTAAAACCAAGTGATTCGACAACAGCGTCAAACAATGCTGATACATGCTCTGCCTCAACGACATCTGCATCAGAAGGTTCGTCGTCTTCAACGTTAACTTCAACAGCTTTGTTGTCATCGTCATCATCTGGTTTTGGCTGTGTGCCGTTCATTCGTGCCAGCACATCTTCTGGAATTTCACTGTCGTCTTCAGCAGTATCTGCTGGGTCAGTATCATCCGTTTTCTTATCATCCTCAGGCTCAGTAACAACAGCTGGGTCTGGTTCATCATCTTCTTGATGGTCGTCATCGCCATATGGATGGTTGTCGAGATCTGTAACCTCGCCCATTTCACCAGCATTGCCGAACAATGACAATGCATCATCCAATGGTGATGGATTTTCAATTTTCTTCTTCATAAATTATAAATTTATAATTATGTTATTTGTTAATATTTTTATCGTAGTTATCTCTACGTAATTCTTCTATCTTGTCATACACATCCTTCGGAACACATATTACCCGTTCTTTGGGCACTGGTTCAAACAAAGATTTTGCGTATTCTATCAAGTCGTCATATGTAAGTTCTATCTGACGAATTATACCCTTATGATCTTCTACTTTCATTTTCATGTGTATTACTTAGTATTCCCAAACCTAAACCTGTAGGAGCAACATAAGCCCCAACGTGCTTCAATGCTTCTCTTATATTTTGTGCAAGTTCAGGTGTTAATTTACCTAGCTCCCTCATTTTTTTAATATAGAAAGTGCCATAAGCATTTGCTTTTTCTACTGCCTTAAATACTTTCTCATCTGAACACTTGTCAATCATTTTATTTTGTAGATCTGGAGCAGTCTTGCGAAGATGCATTTTTCCTATAAGAGCTTCTCTAGTATCAGAAACAGTAGTTACCATTTCATTATCCATATTCATACCCTTAAAGTCTGGAACTGTTTCTGAAAGTTCTCTAAACTCTTTTGTGAAAGCTTTTCTTAAAAGCCTTTTCTCATTACCATAATGAGCACCTCCGATATTACTATTGGTTCTTCTATGTTCCCATTCATGAACAGCAAATTTTTCTGGATCTTCTCCTTCTCTCAAAACAATTTTGCCATTATTAGTAAGTTGCAAACCTCCAGTTTTAACGGCAGTTTTGCCTTCATCATGTGCTTTAAACAAGGCATCTGAACCTAGTTCATATCCTTCATTTATTTTTGCATCTAATTGTTTTTCTATATAAGATAATTCTTTTTTAACATATTTCTCTATATCGGGGCCGTCTATTTCAGGATTATACACATATCTTATATCTTTTTCTGCTTGAGCAAGAATTCTTGGTTTTGCACTATTATTTA